CGCCGGACGGATGGGCGCCGCCCGTGAACAACAGTTCGTTGGAAAGCCGGTCGAAGCGGAAGCGCTCCACCGCGCGCACCAAGATAGCGTCGATGCCAATACGGCTGGCGGTCCGGGTCCACATGACCTCGGCCACTGAAAAGCCGTAGAACTTGCCCCACATCATGCGGCCGAAAGCATGGTTGAAGCCGGCCTTGGCGAGGTCATCCTTCAACGCCTCGGCCGCGAGCTGGTCGACCTGTTCTTCACCGCCTGCGACGACGTCCCAATCCACCGACATCACAGCCAGGCGGCGTTGTTGCCAAGTGCTCGACACCTGATGGTCGCGGGTGAAGCCGCGCCACGTTCGGATGTTCTGCGGCGTTGCCTCCATGGAGTTGTCGGTGAAAACGCCGCTGTAGGCGATCTTTCCGCCAAGCGCGGTGACTTCTTTGAACTCCGGCTTGGCAACGGTTTTGGTTTTGGGGTCTTTCGCCATCTATCGCTTTCCTATTCTTCCGAGGATGCCACCTTGAGCGATGCCGCCCATCCGCGCGCCGGGGGTCAAGGTGCGGGCGCCGGAGGCCGTGAACTCGCCACGGGCCGCGTTCTTGACGGCGCCGCTCCACAACATTTCGAGGGCGTCCGGGCCGTCGTCGTGGTCGGCGTTCGGGTACTGTTGAAGTTGTTCGATCAAGACCTTTTGGCTTGCGTGCACGCGAATGCGGGCGTCGTGAACCGGGATCGACAGGGATTGAATACGCAAGTCCTTGTCGGTCGACGGGATAACGGGCATCGCCGGCAGGGGGACACCCGCACGGCCGGCCTCGGTTATCAATTGCTGGCGCAGGAATTCCTGAAACTGGACGGATTCGAAAAACCACAACGCGCAACTGAATTGCTTTTGGTAATGGATAATGTCGTCGATGATCTTTCCGGGCACGCGCCGCTTGATGTCGGCAATTTCGATATCCAGCGAGACCGCCGAACGGTCGAAGGCACCAACCAGGATGGCGCTCGGGTCTCCACCACGCCGGCCGGTATTGCCTTTCTTGCCAAGGGACGGGTCGCATGCACCGAAGTACACGCGGCCCGGCGTTTCATGAACCCAGTAGGTGAGCCTGGCGAACATCCCGTTCGCGTCCGATGGCATGTTTTGATACTCGGAATTGAACGCGCCGGCATCTTTGACTTTGAGTTTCATAAGAGCCAGCAACGGCCGCTTGAGCGGCCAGGACACGACGGCGCCCGCCTCCATCGCTTCGGCGTTGTCGTCGTAGAATTCCTGGGCAGTTTCGGGGCCGTCGTTGCGGACGAGTTCTTCCCAGGATTCCCACAGGTCCATGTTGACCGGCTGTTCGATGATCGCTTGAAAGGTCTTTGCTTTCCAGAACGGCGTCTTTTGCGTCCGGGCCAGGACGGAATCGAAATGCAGGATCGTACCTATAAAGAAGATGTCGAACTTGGCGCCGGCTTCGCCCAAGTTCATCACCGCCTTGTTGAGCCAGTCTTGCAGCTTGTCCCGCTGCGACGGCGTCTTCACGTTTTCGTCGTTCTCGATATCGTCCAGGAACACGACGTCCGGCCGATAGGCGCCATGGCGAAGGCCGCGAATTTTTTGGCCGGCACCACGGGCGTGGAACTTTACGTCGTTGGCGGTGACGCATTCGCCCTCACGCCAGATGCGACCCCGGCCGAAGGCCTTGGGGAAGTCCATCTTGAGGCGGGGGTTGACTTCCAGTTCGGCCTTGAACGCTTCGACCACCACGGCGGCCTGTTCGTAGGAATCCATGATGTAGATGATGTAGCGCTTGGCCTTCTTGAGCGTGAGCCATAGCGCGAAGATCAGCATGTACGTGGATTTCGCCTCGCCGCGTGGGGCGGCGACGGCCAGTGCCGAGGGATCGGCGGCGGCGACATAGTCGGGAAGTTCCGAAATCAACCATTCCTGAAAGACGCTTTTCCCGACGCGGTCGGGGTCGCGGATGTAGTGCGGGAAATAGGTTTCGGCAAAGAACTCGAAATCGTCCAAGGCGCGGACGGCCCGCGCGGCCGAGGCCTCGGGGTCCGGGTCGAAGCCATCGACGCGCGCTTCAATGGCCGCGCGAAAGGCAATCGCGTATTCGGCCAGTTGATCGGTGAATTCCTTTTGCGTGGTGCGGTCAACCATATTGCTTCGCAATCTCGGCGCCGAAAGGTTCGAGGATTTCCGCGAACGCCAAGGCATGTTCCGGGTGGCGTTCCTGGACGAAGGCGCCCAGGTTTTCGACAAGTTCCATGGCGAACGACAGACGGTTTAGGCGGGGGCTCGCACGGCCGGCGGCGGCGATGCATTTGGAGAAGCTATCGGCGAGCGAGTTCAACGCGCCGATCTTGTCCCGCGCGAGCATGTCTTCGTTTTCGGTGATTTCCTTCGTCAGGGTTTGGTGCAGGGTGACGAAGTCGTTGACCATAGCGGACAGGATTTCGTCCATGCTTCCCGTCGACATCGAGGCCGAGGCGCGGGCCTTGTCCCAGTCGTCGCCGTCGGATTGGGCGCGTTTCTTCCACCGCCGAGCCGTGCCGATGGGCACGCCATGGGCGGCGGCGGCCTGCGTCAACGGCCATTTGTCGAAGACATAGGCCCGGCGCACGGCGACAACGGCGTCAGGATTACGAGCCGCCAATGTTTCCTCCAAAGATTGTGACGGCGAAACCGGAAAGCGCGCCGGAAATGATGCCGTAGACACTGGACCGCTTTTCGACGGCGCGGAGCCGGGCTTCCATCGTGTCCAGTTTGTCGCGGGTATACTTCGTGTCCTCTTTGATGCCGTCGACGGTGCCAATGAGGATTCCGAGTTCCTTGTCCGTCTCACTCATTGATCGCGACCTTTCCTTGACCGATGGCGTTCACGAATTCCGGGGGCAGGATGTATTCCCGCCGGGGGGCGTCGTTGGCTGCGTCCTGCAAGCCCACAAGCATCGTCGGATCGTCGAGCGCGGCGCGATACACGCCGGAGACAATCCATTCCTTTCCGCCGACGAACAGGCGCGCGCCACGGACAACGGCCGGGTTGGTGGCAACCGTGAGCTTGTCGACGTAGCGGTCCATTTCATGGTCGGTGAACAGGCGCACGGGCAGGCGATGGCGCCATGACTTCGCGTGCAGCAGGCCAGGCACCAAGGCCATGACCAGCGAGGCGAACGAGCGCCAGAAACCCGGATTGAACAAGAGACGGCCCGAGGCCGTTAGATGGTGATGCATCCCCTTGTGCCTGTAACGCAGGACCAGCAAGGGGAGCCATGGGACGATGTCGGCCGTGTTGGTGACGCGGTCGAGCGGAATACCGGCCAGGGCCGTGAGCCCGTGAACGAACGCGCAATTGCCGACACGCGGGCAACCGTAGGTGACGACGCCGACAATAAGCCGGGCGCGCATGTTGAAGGGGCCGGCGAGAATGGCGGCGGCGATGACGGCCAGCGCGCCACCCAAGGAATGGCCGGTCAAATAGATCGGCTTGCCCGGCGTCAGGGCTTTGGAGACGTCCCCGATGACGGCTTCGGTGGCGGCGAGAAAGCCGGAATGGACCTTGCCGCCGACGTCGGTTTTCATCGGTGTTTGCGCGAACCGAAGGTCCGTCAAGATGTCCTTCGGCGAGGTGATTTCGGTGCCGCGAAAGGCCAAGACCTGGAACCGGTGGAACTCGGCAAGGAACGCCTGGGTGCCATCGGCATCGAAAAATGAAAAACGAATGAAGCCCGGCAAGTCGCCGAGGTTGTCGGCGATGACGGCGCGGTCCCGATAGGCGAGGCGCGCGAGGTCCGCCAACCAGGCTAGGGCCTCTCGGTCGACCGAGAGGCCCCCAACCACGGACTGGGGCGGCGGCCGCATTACGAGGCGGCCTTCACCGAGGCGGTGGGATTGGGCGCGGCGTCCTTGGCGCACCGCAACTGCACGGCCGATTTGATGATGTTGATTCCGGCGACCAGGTCGGGAACCTGGGACAGTTTCTCAATGGCCTCGTGGAAGCCGCCGATGGATACGGAAATGCCGGCGGATGCCAAGACCTTCACCGACAGTTTCACGAAATGTGCCTTGTAGACCTTGCCCGGCGCGTCGAGGTCGGCGCCGGCATCGAAAGCGGCTTTCATGCGGGCGACGTCGTCGCGCAGTTCGGCGATTTCCCCGGCGTGCCGGCCGCCATACCGTTCGTCGAGAAGGTCGGTCAGCATGGACGCGCGCATGACACGGGTGTCGTCGTTGCACGGGTTGCCCAGTTCGGCCGAGGCCGCGCGGTCCATGAGGCTGCACGCTCCCAGAACCGATGACGCCAGCAGCATGACCGCCGCCACGATGGGAAAGGCATATTTTTTCATCGTCGGAACTCCTGTGTTAGGGCCAGGTGTAGGCCCGGTTGAGCCAACCGGCTTCAAAATCCGGAGCCTCAAGGCTTCGGAAATAGCCGGCGGATTCGGAACAGATCGCCGACAGGATCGCGTCGGCGTTCCAGTCGGCGGCGGCGTTGAGGTTGAGGCGGGAAATCGGCCCGACATAGCCGTCCTCGGCGACCTCGAAACGGCAGCTTCGAAGGGCGCGTTGAACGCATCGGCTGGCACCGCCGTAGCCCATCGGCAACGACAGGTCGAAGAACTTGGCCGCGACCTGGCGGTGTTCGACCTCGCCGAAGCGGAAGCGCCGCCAGATATCTTCGTAGACCAGGCGGCCTTGATCCTCGGTCATGGCGCGGATGTCGTCGGCGTCGATATCGCCGTCGTTGTCGAGGTCGAAATCCAAGAGGATTTTGCCGCCCTCGCTCAAGATCGCGCCTTGCGCCTTGGCGTAGCGGAGGGAGACCCCGAAGTTGGTAATCCCGCCGGGGTCATTCGGGTGATCGACAAGGCCCTTTTCATTCTCCATCGCGAAGCCAATCGCGAAGGCGCGGTCAAGGGTGCTTTCGGTGATGGGGGACATCGGTACTTCCCAAGCTGTTTAGCTTTGGGAAGTGTGGCGGTCGCGCGTTATGCGCGTGACCGGAAGGCTTCAGGGAAAAGCGGCCTTAGCTCGTCTCGGCGGCGCTTTTGAGATGAGCGAGAACATCGGCTATCAACTTGTCGCCGTCGGTGTAGATATCGCCGACCGGTTGGCGGGGCTTTGACGTCCTGGCGTCAATCACATGCGACCCGCCGCCTTGGTGTGCGGATAGGCGTTGCCGGAAATCCTTGAGCCGCCGCGATAGTTCGATCTTGTCCATTTCCAATCCCATAAGTTCCGGGTCTCAAAGAAGCGTGCCGGTTTTCGACTTTTTGTCTTCTTCGAGAATTTGCCACACGCGCCGCTCGGTGCATTTCGCCCGGCGGGCGATCTGCGAAATGGTGAAGCTCTTTCCCCGGAGCGTGATGACCAACTGGCGACGTGCCTTTTCTTCGTTGTAGAGGTGCATCGGAATATCCAATTCGATGCCGCCGTAGTATTTCACTAACCGCTTGGCGCTTTCCATGCCAAGCAATTTTACAACGTCGCGGTGATCCTCGGCGCGACGGGGCACGTACAATCGAAGGCCGCCGAACTTCGAAACCAAGGCGGCGGCGATATCGATGCCCAAGGTTTCCGCGACGTCGCGGATGGACTCCGTCAGTTCCTTAGCACAGTCGTTATCGTTCAAGAGACACCCCCGCGCGCCGCGCCATTTCCTTCAACGCTTCGATGACCTGATTCCCTTGGGCGGCGCTCAACCACTCAACGGAATCGACCTTGGTTTGACGCTTCACGAAAGCGTCCAGGCCCGCCTTGTTGGTGACGCCGGCCTCGGTCAAGAGGCGCCAATAGACGTAGATCAGGCGGACATATTTTTTCGTCGACCGGGCCCGGAAGTTCTGGCGCCGTTTGTCGGCGCCCGCGACCTTCCCCGGCGCCCATCCGCGCGCGGCGAAATGGTCAAGCACGGCGGACAGGCCGGCCGCGTCGATGTCGCGGCAGGATGTTTTCCCCGTCACGGTTTCAAGGACGTCACGATAGGTGTCATCGTCCAAGCCCAAGTCTTTCTTGGCGATATGCACCTTGGCGATAAGGGCCGTTCGGCTCATGCGACTCTCCCATGTACCAGGGCGGAATATTCGGCTTCCGCACGGGCCAGACAATCGGGGCAGATGTCCGCGCCGCCGATGGTCGTTTCTTCCGTTCCGTCGAAGGCTTTCAGACGTCCGCCGATGTACTCGTATCGGGTGACGGTTCGCTCCACCTTGACGGTCTCTCGAAAAACCATGCCGGTGCCGCCACAGCGTCTACACATTGGGATGGCCCTTCATGCCACGTTCTCCAATTCGTCAGCGCGCGGCCAGTCGCGGCCGACGTCGTTGAAATGGCCCGTTTGATGGCCCCAGGTATCCCAACCGTCGCGGTTCTCGCGGCTGAATATGTCGGCGCACGGACCCGGATAGAGACGCCGCGCGCGGTCATAGGCTTCGTCCGGCTTGCGCGAGTGTTCCCGCGTCGGCGCGACGATCAGTTCCCGCACGCTGGCATCCAACCGGGGCGGGTTGCCCGTCATGCCGAGCCAGCAATCTTCGGTGTTGGACCGCGTCCCGTATCCCGTGGTCATTTTCCAATTGTAGTCGTCGTTAATCGGCAGGTCCGGGCACGGCCGGTCTAACGATTGCTTGGTGCACTTCGCCCAACAGAACGCCTTGCCGGAGAACCGGAAGCCCCAGGCGTCGAACACGCCCGGCAGTTCGTTCATGATGGGCGAGGTAGCCCACAAGAACAGGGCGCAATCCTTGGCCGCCAGATGCCCGACGGGCAGGGCCTTGATTGCCTCAATGGACATGGTCTCATAGTGGCGTTTCGGATTGCGGCCCTCGCCTTTTTCCGACCAGTTTTCGAACTCCCACGGCGGGTCGATCATGATGACGCCGTAATGGAAGATCGGCAGTTCGGCGAAGGTAATGTCCATCGGTCGCGGCCTCTGTCTCTCGTCTACGCGGCGACCAGGGCGGCCGAATTCGCGGTGTTGAAATTGGCTAGAAGCAACGACCGATAGACCCGGCGGGGAACGGAGTTCCCGACCTTTGCAACCTGGTCTGTCTTGGTCAGTTTCTTGCCCTCGAAAATCGGATCGATGATGTAGGAGTTGGGGAAGCTATGCGCCCGGAACAGTTCGGGCGGGGTCAACATGCGCATTCCGATATCGGTGATCTGGTATTCGATGCCGGCGACCGTCACCAATCCGAGGCGGTCTTTCGCGGTGATTGTCGGCATCGGCGCGGCGCAACTGCCGTGTTGCCCGCCGGTCCCGTAATACTTCACCAGGAAGGCCCGGACCTCGCCGACGTGAAGGCCCTGTCCCGTCACGGTCGGCATGGGGCGGTCGGCCGGCGCCATGCGGCGCGTCGATCCTTTCAGGTTGATTAGGTGAGCCGCGACCAACTGTTGGTGAGACCCGGAAGCCATCAGGGTTGAAATCGGGGCGTCAAGCGGCCTGCCCGCCTTGATGCCTCCGTTGCGCTCGCTGTTGTGTTGCGCCAGGAAGGCCGAGACGAGCGCGGATTTCCCTTGCCCGTCGGCGGTAACCGTGGGCAACGGACCATCCGCACGGCGGCCGGTTCCCTGCCCGAATTGTCGGGAGATATGGGGGGCGATCAAAAGGTGTTCGGCTTTGGTCGTAACCGTCGTCAGGGGATTGTCGACGGCGTTCACATAGCCGCCATTTCCGCCCGTCTGTCCAATGCGCGCCACGTATGGCGTGACTAGGGCTTTTTCGCCACGGTTGGCCCCGGTAATCGTCCGGAATGGTTCGCTTGTCGCCTCCACCCGGTCACTGCCCTGATGGGTGAGGTTGACTATGAACGGTTCCTCCGCATCGATGACGAACTTGAACATCCCTCGGGCTATCCGCCGCATGGTGTTTTCGGCCAACGGGCGGTCGCGCTCAAAGATCGACGGGCACGGGATTGACCAGTCAATGCATTGCGCCGCCGTCCGGAACGGCTTCAAGCCGCTTTCGGCGAAGCCTTCGGATTTGGGATCGCCATAGGCGGGCGTCGGCCATCCGATCGGTCGGTCATCGCACCGGGCCACCAAGAAAAGGCGTTCACGGATTGTCGCGTCGCCGAAGTCCGAGGCGCGAAGGGGCGCCCATTCGACCCGGTATCCGTAGCGCCGCAAGCGCTCCACCCAGTAGTTGAACGTCTGGCCTTTGCGGTCTTTGCAGGGCCGTTGGTCGGCGGACAACGGTCCCCAGTCTTCGAACTCTTTGACGTTTTCCAGGGTGATGACGTCGGGGCGTACCGTCCGCGCCCAACGGGTGACGATCCAGGCCAGGCCTCGGATATTCTTCTTAACCGGCTTGCCGCCCTTGGCGCGGGAATGGTGGGTGCAGTCGGGTGAGAAGTGAGCCAGCCGGACCCGCCGGCCGGCGCATACCGCGACCGGGTCGACGCGGAAGACATTCTCGCAAAGATGCAAGGCCTCGGGATGATTGGCCTTGTGCATGGCGATGGCTTTGGCGTCGTGGTTGATCGCGATATCGACGCGGCCGAATACATCGCCGATGGCGAGACTGGCGCCGCCGCCCCCGGCGAAACAATCGACGATCAAACCGTCGGTCTCTTGGTGGATGTTGGCAATGGTCATCTATTCTCCCCCCGCTTCACAGACGGCGACGAAGGCCCCGAGTCGTGCGGCGGCTTCATCGCAAAGCGTGCGGAAGGCCACCCGGTCCATGCTCAAAACCTTGGCGCCCTGGCCCTCGGTCAGGTCTCCGGTCACCGCCATACGCGCGACCGTCGACATGATATCGGGAGTGAAGAAACCCAAGGCGCCTCGGCATGGGATCAGCGGCAACGGGCGGACGTTGGCGAGGACGAATCCGTAGGGTCCGAAAAACCAGTCGCTTTCCACGCTGGTGACGCAGTCGACGATTTCGGCATGCCCAACAATTCCACCGCGCGGATAATCATCCCATTCGTCGCGGTCGAGTTCCGCAACGCTCTTGCTGGCATGAATTAGAACCGGGCCGCGATACGCCGTCGGCCATGACCGATTTTCGACGTCCTTTCCTTCGAACAGGATTCGTTGGCACCACGGCTGGCGGATCGAAAGCGCTTTCATCGTTCTTTCCTGTCAGGGGTCGGAAGTGGCATTGTCGTTCTCTCCTTTCGTTGTTGTCATGGGCACGCCAAGCGCATGCAACGGGGACAAGTCCACGCCGAACCCAAGCAACGCCGAACCGTGGCTGGCCGCCTCTTGGCGGCCATTGTTCCGCACGATGCCGAAGCGCAGTCGGGCTTTGACGAATAGCGCCGAGGTACTGGCGGCGAGCGCCTTTTGGAAGATGCGAGTTTCGGTGTGGGCCGGGATCAGCAGCACGACCTTTCGGCGGTGGCCTTCGTCGATGCAGCGTTCAACCCACCGGGTACGCGCCTCGCCATATGGCGGATTGCAGAACACGGTCGCGGCGTCCCACGGCTCCGCGCACCCGTCTTGCGGCGGCGTATAAAACTTGGCGGCGGTGGTCGGGTTGTCAGGTTCCGTGCATGGGTCCAGGCCGATACCGCCCAAAAGACGACGGATCGGCTCAAGGACGTATTCCGGCGTCAGCATCCGTTGCCGTTCATGGTGATCGGAACGGCGGCGTTTGCTATTGTCGAAACGGTGTGCGGCGATGGTCATGGGGTGTCCCTCTCCATCAAAATTGAATGGTGGCCATGGTGCCCCTGCATCGGTTCGACCACGAACGGGAGCCGCCAGCCGTCCAGCAACAAGGCGAGAAACTGGCCGCGCGGGGCGTAGGTGACTTCGGTCACGAGGCCGGGGGCGGCCGATAAGGTGTCAGGGGTTTTTTGCATTTTTTGCAAATTACTCTCCGGGTGGCTCCTACCCCGGAAGGCCCGCCACCGCTTTTGCGGCTCGGGCCTTGGGCGGGGCTTTCTCCCGCACGGGGCATGGTGATGTTCCTTTGTCCTTGAGTTCCCTGTTCATCCACAGATGCTTGCACCCCCGAAGCCGGGCCACCCGATGTCGGGCCCCCGGCCAGGGCGATACGTCGCGAATGGGCGGCGGGTTATGCCGCTTCGTCCGCCGTTTCGGCGGCGGCCGTTTCGGCCGGCGTGGTATCGGGGTCGGCGATGTCGTTGGCGGGAAGGTCGACCGAGGCCACGTCCAGCGAAATCGGCATGTAGGTGCCGTCCGCGGCCCGTTCGTAGACGCGGATATAGGACTTGGACCCGATGACTTGCAGGCTATCGGAAATCGCCTTCATGGCGCGGTCCCACCGGTCATCCTCGACTTTGAGCCGACGCAGGCCGAGAACCCGTTCGGTCGAGACGTTGCCTTGCTTGTCGACCTGGAAAGCGTCCTGGACGAGAACCTGAATGTTCTTGTTCGCACCCTTCGACCATTCGCGGATACATTCGTCGATCAGCGCCTTGGCGGCCTGCAAGCGTTCGTCGAAGCTGATGTTCTTCGACACCGCGCGTTGGACCTTGAACCGGCCGTCGTAGGTGGTCAGCGTGACGTTGCCGCCAGCCCCGCCGATCTTGGCGTCGTATTCGGCGGCCGACCGATCAAGGAACGCCTCGACCACGGCGAAGGCTTCAGCCTTGAATTCGGCGAGGTCGGCCGACGCCTTCTTGGCTTTCCTGACCAGGTCTTTCACCGTCTTGTCGCGGTCCAGGTCGAGGGGCTTCACCTTGTCACGGGGCACGAGGTGGCCTTGGGCGTCTTCCATGTATCCCGGCGGGATGGTGGCGTTGGATTGAGAAGTCATATCGATAGTCCTTTCAGGGTCAGGGAAATGAGGCGGGAGAACAGGTGCCGTATCAGGCGGCG